ACAGCTAATCTTGTAGACATGATGAATTTGAAACCCATAAAAGTATCAACTTCACCTTGAACAAGCGCTTTAATGTTAGAAAAATCGCTTGATGTTACCTGGGTTGTACCAAGTAAAGCTTCAACTTGCGCTGGAGCTACAGCAATATATCTTGCGATAGAAGCATCAACAGATCCCTCATCTAAGATTTTCTTTGCTTGGATAAGCTTTGCGACTGTTAAATCAGCAGATCCATGAGCAATAATATTGCCAGAAATCATGTCTGTGTCTGCTGATCCACTACTGCCAGTTTTTGAAGTTCCAGTAGCCGCTGAGATAATTGAATCATCCATAGCTCTACCCATTGCAGCTGCGGCTGCTTGAGCATAAGTTGATGTAGGATCAATTAACATACGAACCTTGTCACTATCGTCTATCAGATCCGCCCACTCGTATGTATCCATTGTCACCATACGTCTTGAGTGTGGTGTGTCTTGGATCATTGTATCAGCGTGTCTGCTAGTTCTTTTGATAGCAGCGCTGCTGCCCACTTGGTCGAAAAATGCTTTCTCACCAGTTACAGATTCTTCAGAAACAGCACCACGTAGCAGCGAACCTTTTTGCTGCGACAATAGCTGTACGTTAGAACTAAACTGATTTACAAAAGCTGTTGTAATTTGTGTACTCATAACACAAGCTCCTTATAAAAGTTAAAATGATAACGCTACCTGGAGAATCCAGACGTAAGTTTGATTATTTTTTGCGAGGGCCACCGCTTATCTCGACTACTTTGCTAGTGTCTTTTTTTAGAGCGCCTTTCGGCTTATCCCCTTGTTTACACCATTGCAAATACTTATCAGCTCGTTCAAGAGGATTGTCTATTATCCTACCAGATCCAGTTTCTAAAACCATTCTTAGAACTTCAAGCTTAAATTCTTGTTCGTCATCCATTTAACATCTCCCTATATTTCATTGCTTCATCAACATAAAAGTTATGCTGGGGGTGTTTAGCATCCCAATAAGGTGTGCCAGGATCAGTATATTCTGCTAACTTTGTTTGAACTTCTTGTAGACCCATTGCACCACTAGTTTTAACGCCCTCTAAACTATCTTCACCAATCTTTTGTGTGATGTATTGTCCAACATTAACGATCATTTTAATGACTTCTGGATGATCGCCTAACCTTCTGCCATCAGCTAACTGTATTTCAGCTATGTCTGGTTGCCCAAACTGAGATAAAACACCATTGCCAACTTTCATTCTATCTTCAAAAGCCGCACCATATTCTTTTTGCAGCTCTAAAGATCCCTTTTCCACTTCAGCTAAGACCTTACTTTCATCCAAACCAAAGCGACTATTGTTCATTTCATTAAAATCACTCATTAAAACTTGCGCTTGGCGAGGAGTTAACCCAGCTTTGTGAGCTGTATTACCAAACCAATCCATCATATCTTGGTCTACTTGCTGACCTTCTTTGATTGATGATGCTAAATTATATTCTTCAGCTTTTGCTGGCCGACCAAGCTTATCATACACAGCTGACCAATCATCATCAGTTGCGTGTTTGCCTGGTATAGCAACTTTATCTGCACCAATCATTGATTGTGCGTTAACATAACTCTTAGCAAGACTAGGAATGTCTTGTATTGTCTCTAATGATTTATGACCTCTAATTTCTTCTGGGATTTCTGAGCGCCAATCATTTTGTACTGGCTCAACAGACGTTGCTTGTCCAGTTTCTTCTACTACTGGAGCATCCGCTACCTGTGTTTCTTCACTCATGTTTCTACCATATCCTCTCTTTTAAGTTGTTCTTTCAGCATTGATTTTAAAAATAACACTACAGTTCGCTGACCTTCTCTGTAGGCTGTCTCGCATGGATCAACTGAAAAAGTAGATCCGTTAACATGATATCTGGCTTCTAAATCGGCTAAGATAGCTTGACCATCTTTTGTGTTTAGAATTAATTTATAAGCGGCTCTTAATTCTTCTAAGGTCATTGCGTAGCCTTTAGCATTGGCGCTGCTGCACCAGCTGATTCAGCCACTTGTTGCGCTTGATCTAATTGAGCTTGCTGTTCTTGTTGAGCTTGCCTTTGCTCTCTTATTTCTGAAACTTCTGACTGACTTCTAACCGCCTTTGCTGGAACAGATAGAGTGTTTATAAGATGCTTAACAAGATTATCTGTGTCTATGTAATCCATTACACCAGGATCAATCTGTGCAAGCGGCTGAGTTAACTCTATAAACTGTAATGCCGACTGAACATCACCAGCTTTTTGAGCTTTAGCGAGTGGCGATACATACTCTATATCAAAATCTTGACCTTCTATTAGTTCTGGTGCTGGCTTAAAAGCACCTTGTCTTGATAAAAGATTGTAACATCTTGTGATTAATGGCTGTAACAATTCAGCTTGTAGCCTTCCTAATACTGGCCCTAGCAATCTCATCTTTTCTTCAGTTCTTTGAACAACCTCTGTTGCTGTCATTTGAGGACCTTGACCTAGAATTAATTGGTCAACGTAAAAAGACGATTGGATAGCCTTTCTACGTTGTTCTTCCATAGCAAGACCTATGGGATTATTCGCACCAATATTTAATGGCTCTAGTCGATCTCTAGTTCCAGATCTATAAAAGTTAAGGCCGCCTGGAACAGTTCTGATGGGGAGAATAAAGCCATCATCTGGTACAAGTAAGGGAGGATCTACTTGTTTCTGGGCAGCCCTAATTGTTACCTCAGACATTTTATTAAGCATTTTAATATCAGCAAGAGCTGTCATAGCTGGGGATCTACCATAACCAATCTCAAAGCTTGCCTTTAAAAACCTCGGTGAACAATAAGGAAACTCATCAAAACCACCTTCTGACAACACAGTTTTTTCATCTGGGTCTAAATAAACAGAAGCTATTGGTTTATTTTCTGCATCAACTTTAGTAACATCCCTTTCATCTCTGGAATAAACAGCATGAAGCAAGGTCATCATCTCGTATGGGTTTTCTTTTTCCTTTTTTAGTATCTTAGATGTCATGTTTTCAGCGCCAAAGCGATTAACTGCGGCTCTTAATGGCATTTTAAACTTACGAAAAACTGTATCCACCCTACCTTTATCGTTTTCAGTTATGTAACATTCGGATATATGCCTAGTTGAAAAGCTTAAATCAAACTCATCATCAGCTTCAACGAACATAACCGCTGTACCAAAGGTAATTAAATCGTGATAAAGCTCATGGATCTGTTCATTAAAGTTTGATCTGGAAAAAGCGCCATACATAACACGCTCAACATCACCTATCCACTCTCTCGCTTCATCTATTGTGTTGTATTCATCATTCTGAAACTGCAACGAGAACCATTTGGTACTCATATTAGTTAACATTCCATGCAAACTAGCGGCTAATAACTCCGCTGCAAGACCAGCAGTACCATCAAAAATGTTTTCAGTTCGCTTATCACCAGCGGATCTAACCTTATTAATATCCGCTTTTCTTGGAACAACGTAATCACCGATCTCTTGCCAATGGGATTCCCAAGTTGCCCTTTGGTTTTCAAGCGAACCAAATCGTTTCATTAATTCACTAGCTAATACATCAGCCATATTAATTTCCTAATAAAGTTTTTCTTTTAATTGGAGCTGAACCTAATAAACCTTGTGAAGATGTGTTAACTCCACTACTTTTACCTCGACTCCTTGCGTATAACTTTGGTGCAAGTGACGGAGCGCCACCACGAACCGCACTATTTGGCGTTACTCTTGTGCTATTTGAAACTGTGTTTGACACACCTCTTGTCTTTACTGCCGAGCCTGGCCTTCCACTAGATCTATTATCACTTCCATCACCACCAGCTGTAGGATCGCCAAAAGGGTTGAACTGATTTTCACCAGAATAAACTGTTGAACCTTTCCCAAACAAACCTTCTCCAAGAGTGCCTTTAACAGCGCCATCTCCGTAAACTGGGCTTTCACCTCTTTGTAATCTTTGTTGTAATTGAGAAGCGCTATATTTATTCATTAACGATAACGCTCCAACACCAGGTATAAATTGATCCAAAAGCGAATTACCAGTAATCGTAGAGTTCATACGTTGCGTTAAGCCTGTGCTACCTGCAAAGTCTCCATAAAGGGATTCATTCCTAGAAACATTACCTTTTTGCTTAGTAAAATCGCCATAAAGGTTTTGATCCAACATAGGATCTGTATCTGTGGTCGGTGAACCAGGATCGCTTGTTTCTGCTGCCATTATTTATTTGATCCCAACAAAGATTTATATTCTATAGGCGCTTCAGTAAGCAAACCTTGAGAACCAGTTAAAATAGTTTTGTTTCGACTAACTCGTTTACGATCTTTTCTTTTATTCTCCACCTCATCAACAGACGTAACCACACTATCTGGCACAACATCCATAGGCGGTGCGGGTGGTGGTGGCTCAACTGGTGGCGGTGCTGGAACGCTTGGTGATAAAAAACTCATTAAATCGCAACTCCTAATGGATTATAATTACTATCGGCTAAAACTTGTGGTGGTCGCTCAAACCCTCTATTTTCTTTAATACCAACTGCAAAATACCTAAAAGCATCAGCTGCATGACTAGCCCAATCATGTACTGGACTATTTCTAAAAGTCCTTAATCTCTCATTATAAGCTCTATGATACTGCCTTAACGCTTCTAACCCTGCTTTGGTGTTTGCTTGGTCAAACCAACAACGAGATATAATAAGCTGCGCAGCATGGATACCATCCTCAACTGGCAATTTCGGAACAACCTTAAAGTTAATGCCCAAATCGTATGCGACCTCTCTCCTCGACTTGCCAGAACCAAGCTCTCTAACCTCAATGTCATGCGGAGCGTTGTGAGTACCATAAAAATAACCCTTACTTGAAAGTACCTTCGCATAATGCGGCAACCCTTCATTTCTATTTTCATAATAATCTATAACGTGAATGGCTCTACCAACAGTCTGAGTAAACCAAACAGCGGTGCTATCACCAATACCAAGATCCCAAAACGTATCCACCTTATGCGATTCATCATAGGGAACATTTCCTATGCGCCCACTTTCTTGAGCCGCTTGCAACTCTTTTCCAAAAATAGCTCCAGGCACATTAGCCACCCAAGAACATTCAAACTCCTGGTCAAATTGATCGACACTCATCATAGACTTAGAAGCCGCTAGTTCTTCAGCATCAACAATGCCAGTTTCACTTGCCTTATAAACCGCAGTAAACCAATCATCACTCGCTTGAGCCGCTTCATATAAATCAAAGAAAGCGTTATGCCCTCTTGGCGTTCCAATAAAAAAAGCAAACGTAGGTATATCTTTCGTATTCCTATCAGATAAAGCTGGTCTTAAAACTGTAGGAAATAAACTCTCTGGCACATCTGCCATCTCATCAATACAACAACCATCAAGGTAAATTCCCCTCAGAGAATCAAAATTCTCAGAACCCAACAACTGTATCCTTGCACCATTAGGCAAGTCACATCTAAGCTCTGTTTCATGGAACGAAACCATAGGCACTTTAGAAGCAAACTCTTTCAAATAAGACCAGGCCACCATCTTAGCCTGCCTATAAGTTGGCGCTATATAAGCGTACCTCGGATTGTTCCTCGTATTCAGTATAGCAGCCCTTAACAAGTGGTTTATAGCCATGACAGTCTTGCCAAACCTTCTATGGCATACAACCACACCCCAGCGCTTCTTAGTAAGCTCGTTGTGGAGCTTTGCTTGAAGTGGTCTAGGTGAATAAGGGATCTCAATGTTCATGTGTAAGACACTCTCCTAAGAGTATATAATAGATATAGAAAGGTGCGCCCGATCTGTGGGGGTGTAGGGGGTGCAAAATCCCAAAAATAGGCATCATACGAGTATATAACTCGTAACCATTCTTATATATAGCAACGAATACAGTTGATCGAGTGGCTTTTATTCTTTTATTATTGGCTCGTGTGTGAGATTACTGTCATACAATACTTATAGGCGAAC